ACTCTTGGAACTGGTTATTATTTTGGTGTAATATCTCAATATGAAATCTAATACTAAACATATGATAACAAACAACAAATGGAACTGGAAAAAATAATCTAACAACTATGCCAAAACTAGAAGAACAATTAAATGAACAAGTATTAAATGGAACTGTATCTGTAAATGACCAAAATTTACAACAGGCTTTAATTGAAACTGCTGTGTTAGATGACTTAAATGATGTAGCTATTTCTAGTCCTACAAATGGACAGATATTACAATATGATAGTGCAGATAGCACTTGGAAAAATGAAAACAATACTTTTTTAGGAGCTACATTAGATGGAGCATCTATTATAAATAGTACACTTGAAAATAACACGGTAACTACTGGTACTTATTCATCACCAGTCAATGAAGCATTGCTTATAAAAGCAAGAAAAGCTAGTGCTGGAACTATAACTAAAGGTCAGGTAGTATATATTACAGGTTCATCAGGAACTCATTTATTAGTAGAGTTGGCTCAAGCTAATACTGAAGCTACATCTGCTTATACTATTGGAATTGCTGCTACAACTATAACTAATACAACTGATGGTTATGTAATGCAAAATGGTAGATTAACAGGATTGTCTACTTTGCCAACTGCTAGTTTTGCTGATGGAGATACTTTATATTTATCTGAGACAACTGCTGGTGGATATAGAAAAACAATACCTACAGCTCCAAATCACGGTGTATTCTTAGGATTTGTTGTTAGAGCAAGTAATGGAGGTGCTGGTGAAATTGATGTTAGAATAGATAACTATCAAGAACTTGAAGAATTATCAGATGTTTATATAACTGGAGTTGCTGCTAATAATTTTCTAGTTAGAAATGCTACAAATACCAGATGGGAAAATAAAACAACTTCTGATGTTAAAACAACGTTAAATATAGACACTTTAGAATTGCAAACAAAAATTAGAAATGCTGGGTTGATAAACGGATTTATAAGAGTAACGGTGGCAAGTAATAATATTACTGTAGCAATCAGTACAAGCCCTACATCACAGGTAGACCCTACAGCTAGTAACCCTGTGTATGTATTTATCAACGGAGTTTTAAGAAGCATAACTTCTGCTTTGTCTTGTAATGCTAATGCTGGATTTAATTTATTTAATTCTGGTTCTTCTGAGTTAGCAAATAGGGAAATAGATTACTTTGTTTATATTGGGAATAGGACATCAGATAATACATTGTTTTTAGGATTTTCAAGAATACCTTATGCTAGAATAATAACAGATTTTTCAGACGCGGGAAACAATGAAAGATATGTAAGATTTGGTGATGGTTCATTGAATCCTAGTACAGTAATCGGAGCTATTGCAAACATAGGAAGATTTGCTGCCACTTTATCTGCTTCACCTAGTCATAACTGGTCTGTACCTACCTTTACCAATGCTAATCTTATACAAGAGCCTATTTATGAGACGAGGTGGTTAGATTTTACTTCAAGAGTATATGGAACTGGTGGTAGTCTTGGTGCTGGGAATTTTGCTTATAACAGAGCAAGATATAGAGTAAATATGTATGATGTGCATTTGGATATTGATATTACATTTAACAATTTAGGTAGTTGGACTGGCAATGTTAGAGTCGCGGTTCCTTGGGTATCAGTTGACTCTAAATTTATTACTGGTGGATTAACTCAAACTGCTAACCAAAACTATCATACTTCTGTACTTGGACCTATGTATGTTGCAAGTAATTACATAGAAACGGAGTGGCAAATAAATGCAAATGTGACTACTTTTGCAAATTTAACTGCAGCTTGTAGATTTTGGTGCAATGGATTTATGCCTATTAAGATTTAATAACAAACCTATGACAAACACACAATGGAACTGGAAAAGTTAAACTATGCTACCAACCACATTAGACAACATTATTATGTTGCTCTTGACATTGTTTTTATTGTGGAATTTGTTTAAGTAATTAAATTTTACTTTATAGTCTCAAAATGATATAATTGTAGTGCCAGTTAGTAGTGTTGCTGGCTTTCTGCTTTGTAATCCGTGTGTAGTTTATATGAGTTTTCTGCACACGGGTTTTTAGTTTGACAAAATAAGAAAAGTATGTTATGATATACCCATAGTCAGCTGAAGACTTAAAACAGGAAGAAATCAATAACAAGTTCAAAACTTATCTACACAAAATAACTTGAATTAGAAAAGTCTTTTGACGAACTTGCCAGAGTAATCTGGTGGTTTCTTCAAAGGACTTTTTTATTATATAAAGATTAAAAAATGACATACAACCAAGCATTTCCAAAATTATATAGAAAGTTAAAACAACATAATATCACTTATAATTCACTTACACTGATTGATAAATTAAAAAAGTTAGAAGAAAAGTATGGCGAGATAAAAGATAGCTACCTAGATACTATAGTAAATCAAATATTGGCAAGTAAGAAAGAAATATGAAGGAAGAACAGCCAAACTATTATGCAATTATTCCAGCAGAAGTAAGATATGCAGATATACCAGCACAAGCTAAATTATTATATGGAGAAATAACTGCTTTATGTAATCAAAAAGGATATTGTTGGGCTAGTAATCAATATTTTGCTGATTTATATGGCTTACATAAAGTTTCAATTAGTAGGCTTATATCAATTTTAGAAAGAAATAATTTTATAACAATTCATACTGAAACAGAGAGGGGGGGGTTAACAAAAAGATTTATGGGGCTTAACAAAAATGTTAATACCCCCCTTAACAAAAATGTTAACCATAATAATACAAGTATTAATAATAAAAATAATAAAGGTTTTTTTGAAAAAAAACAAAAACAACCATATTTTATGAACAAATTGATGACTAAAGATTTGAAACAAGTTATATGGGGACAAAATGATTTTAGAACATTTGCAGGTAAGAAAGAGGATATAGAGTGGAAATGATATTCATTGACAAATTATAATATTGTGTAGTATATTAATTGCAAACAGATAATTACACAACACTATATGCCTAAAGCAAGAAGAATTATATTAAATATAAACTTTAAAAAAACCATAGCAGATAATATATTTAGCAGAAAATCAATTATAATTGAATTTAAATCAATTACAGAAGCAGAAGAAAAATTAGGAATAGACAAATCGTTATTACATAAATTACTTGAAACAAACAAAGAACTAGAAGGGATATTAGCAATTGTAGAAGGAGATATGGGATTTATAGATAAGACTGAAAAGACTGAAACAGAGACAGCTAAAGTTAAACAACAAAAAATGAAAGAACATTTAGAAAAAGTAGCTAATTATTGCAAAAAACATAAAGTTAATTATGTTAAAACTTTAACCCAATGCCCACTTTGTAAATTAGATGAAGCCAAAACTAAATTCAAAATGCTATAATATAAATAATTAATTTTTATTTATTATGGCATTATTAAAATATCCAAACAAATTAATTGTTACAAATGCTCCTACTACATTTCTTGCAAATGATTATTTAACAACTGGACAATCTAGTGTTGTTGTAGATAATGCTTCAACTGGTTCTGGTTATGCTTTTATTGCAATAGAAAATATTGCTAATGAAAAATGGGAAGTTATAAATGTTAGTAGTATATCTGGAAATACAATTAACCTTGCTACTAATACCGTATATACTCATCAAGCAGGTGCTATAGTCTATTTCTTAAAATATAATCAAATTGAATTTTCTTATTCAACAACTTTAGGGGGTATAAAATCTGTACTTGCTACAGTCAATATTGCGGGGTCAGATGAATATACTCTTTATGAAGACACTGCACACGTATCTGGATATGCCCACACACGCCTTAAAAATTCCGTCTCTGCGACGTTTTCTGCCTATTCCTCTGCTATCCCTTATACTTACTCAAAAAAGAGTGCGAGAGAGCTAAAAACTCTTGCCTTGCTAGAACTTAATGAAGAGAACTCACCCTCTATCACTGATGAGTTTGTATTTAGATTAATTAATAAAGCTGAGTCTGAAGTTGTAAACTTAAGAAAAAAAGGTAAATGGGCTTGGCTTAGAACTCATAACTATGCTTTAGGTACTATGGCTACTGGTGGTTGGAGATTAGCTTTGCCTGCAGATATTCAAGATAGAGAATCTGATGAAAGTATTGAAGAAGTTAAATTTGGAGCTGGCAATAATTTACAATATTTGGGTCTTAAAGACTGGAATACTATGCTTAACAATGTTAATTATACTGAGTTAACTGCTGATATATCTATTGGAGCTAGTACAATTTCTGGAGTATTATTTGCTAACTTTCCAGATGAAGGTACAGTTGAAATAGGAAGTAATATAGTTACATACACTGGAAAAACTAATACTACTTTAACTGGGTGTACTGGAGTTACTGCTGCAGTTACAGCTGGAGCTACTATATTTGAATCTGTTTCTAGTGGTAAACCTAGTTATTATACTATTCAAGATGGATATATTTATGTCTATCCTGTTGTAGGTGAGCAACAATCTGGTAAGGCTTTAATTATGACTTATTATCATACTCCAAGTGTTATTAATACTGGCTATGATGAAGTGTCTGTACCTGATGAAACCGCTATTGTAGATTATTTAGTTTGGAAAATAGACGCTAGACTTAATGCAGGTGGTTCAACTACTGGTCAAATTGCTTATCAGTCTTTTCTAACTAAAGCAGATAGAATGCGTCGTCAAGAAAGTTCTGGTAGAATTACTGTGCTAAAACCTCATATTTTTAAATATAATACTATAATCCAATTTAACGATGAATTATAACTATGGCAACAGAATCTTATAGACAATTTGATGCAGGTATAATCTCACCTGAGTCTATTGCAAGAGACAAAATTAAAAGTACTAATCAAAATTCAGTAGCTTTTGCTTATAATGTAGACTTTGATAGTACTATGGGTTATGTTAAAGCTAGAAAAGGTAGTATTAAAATAGGTGCTAGTATTTCTGGAGTTGAAGATATTCAAGGTATTTCTGCACTTAGAACCTTCTCAAGTAACATACCAGTCGTTGCTACTAGTAATGGCACAAATTCTAATATGTACTACTGGAACGGGTCAGCTTGGACCGCAAGTACTGGTTGGACATCAAAAGGTCTAGGACAGCACAGATTTGCTCAATTAGGTGGTAGTATATTTGTAGTTAATGGGGTTAATGATATGATGAGCTCAACTAATGGAGCTAGTTGGGTTACTACTAATTGTCCAACTGCTTTAGTCTTATCTTATATTACAAGATACAGAGGTAGGCTGATTGCAATGAATACTAATGGCACGGTATATTTTTCATCTATTATAAATCCTGCTGTGTCTCCATTTATTACTTGGACTACTGCTACTAACTTTTTTAGAGTTAATCCTGATGATGGTGGATATGCTAGTGGATTTGCTACTGTTGGTAATGTGCTTCTTATATTCAAAAATAATGGATTTTATAGAGCAGATATTACTAATGAGTTTGTAGTGCCTGATGATTTGTATCAAGTTGGTGCTGTAAGTCAGGAAGCTATTACAGTTAGTCAGGGGTTATGTTATTTCTATTCTGGAACTTCTATTTATAAAACTGATGGGTCTGCTTATCCTGTAGATATTGGCAGAACAATTCAGTATTATATTGACTTAATCCCTAATAAGTCAGATGTATATATGACGTCTGATGAGCATTATATCTATTTAGAAGTTGGAAACTTAACTATTAATGGAGTAACTTATAGTAATACAGTGTTTAGATATTCTATTCGTTCAGATAGTTGGACTATATTTGGGTATCCATATAGAGTAAAACAAGTCTTTTACAATGACAAAGATAACAAAATTTATGCTGGTTCATCAAATAATATCTATGAGATAGAAGGTAATTATCTTAATGACAATAATACTAAAATACCTTATGAGGTTATATTTCAAGAACTAGATGGTGGTATGCGAGGTATGACTAAGTCTATAAATAATAATATAGCTATTTACAGTAAGTATGCTAATGGGTCTAGTATTACAATAACTAATGATGAAGGTAAACAGGATACAGTTGGTATAGTATCTGAGTATAAAGTTGCAAGACCATTTAACATACACGGTAATTGGTTTAATATAAAATGGAGTGGAGTTGTAAATAATAAACTACCAATTTTTGAAGGAGTAGATATATTTTATGATAATAAAGGCATAAGAAAATAATATGGCTAGATTTGTAAATACAAATAATGCTCAACTACTAAATCCAGATGTACAAAATAATCAGACTTCACCGTTTGCTCAAAGTTTAGTATCTGAAATTGTACCACCATCAAGATTAGGTGGTGGTGTTATACGAGGTGATTTGCAATCTGAAAATTATGTATCAACTGCTACTGGCTGGAAATTAAGACGAGATGGTGTTATAGAGGCTTTAGGTATCCAAATAGCAGGTAATTCTACAATAGCTGGCTGGAATATAGATAGCACAACAATATACCAGACAGGGGCAGTTTTGAGCTCTACAGGCTATGTTTCATTTGGTGCTACACCTCCTACTACTTATGGTAATAATGTTGGTGCTTGGGTAGGATTTACAGGTGGTAAAGCTAAATTAAGTTTATATAAAGATGCTAATAATTATTTTCAATGGGATGGTGATAAGTTATTAGTCAAAGCTGCTAATTTTACACTAGATAGTTCTGGTAACATAACAGCTTCTAGTGCTAATATTACAGGAGCTATTACAGCTACATCTGGAAATATATCTGGAACATTAACTATTGGAGGAGATAATAGTGTTATTATAGACGGTACTAATGCTAGAATAACAATTAAAAATGGTTCGCTTAATAGTATTATATTAGGTAATATATAATGGCATACGGAATACGAGTAGCTAGACCTGGATATAATGCAAGCACTTGTGCTGATTTTGAAACTGCTTTTGATAGTAGATACCCTAATCTAAAAATAGCTTTTCAAGGAGCTTTTACAACTACTAGTTCTACTTCATCACAAACTGTAGTTACACATAATTTAAATTATGCACCTGTGTTTTGGTTATATGTAAAAGATAAATATGGGACAAATAATATAACTTTAGCTACAACTGGATATAGTCAATTCTTTAGAATAAATGGCACAAATTTAATTTATGATGGTGGTTTAGCTGATGTAATAGAAATATATTATTATATATTTCATCAAAAAATAGACCAGAATATTACTTATAATACAGTGAGCAATACACCTACTACACAAGGGACTACTACTGTTGATTATGGAATAAGAGTTGCAAAATCAGGATTTGATGCTACAACTGCTAGCCCTAAAGATTTAGCTTGGAGCTCAGAATATCCTAGTCCTATAATACAAAAAATGGCTACTGGAACAACTACATCTGCTTCTCAAACAACAATTTCACACGGATTAAATTATTATCCACAATACTTTTTATATTTTTATAATGTATTTGCAGATAGTAGATGGCAAGTAGTATTTAACTCTTTTGATTTAGAGTCTTATGCTACAACTTCTGATATAAAATTTACATTTTATGGATTTAACCCTACTTATGATTATGGACTATTAATATTAAAAGACCCTATTAAAGTATAATTATGGCTTACGGAATAAAAATTGCATTACCTACATTTGATGCTACAACTGCTACAACAGAGCAGTTAGCTATTACTTCTGAAAAATCTATGCTTAAACAAGAAAGAAAAGGAAGTACAACCTATACATTTAGCGGTAGTCCTGCTAATGTTACAATATTAACAGTTACTCATAACCTTAACTATGTGCCTGCCACTATTGTTAGTTGGTATAGAAGTTCAATTAATCAAGGAGCTATGCTACCATACTATGAAATAACTGGAGGTGGGTATGATGAACAAATATTTTTTGAAATGACTACAACTCAATTTTTTATTAAGTATGTATCAAATGACCCTACTCCTACAAATCGTAATGGACAGGTGTGGACTTTTGATTATACTATATGGTATGACCCTGCACAATAAATTCAAAATGTTATAATAGAATAAATATATACGACTATGAATCAACAAGACGACACAAGAGATAAAGTACTTAGCTGGTATAATAAAGGTTTAGAAATTCAAAATACAGACTATAAATTGTTTGGTAATAGAAATTTAATTGACTATAAAGATGATATGACCCGTAGACTTAATGGGGATATATCTCATCTTAATTTAGATATGGAAAATCCTGTATCTTTTCCTATTGTTAGAAAAATTCTAAAGTCGTATATCTCTAAAGTTGCTAGTAATCCTGTTGAAATGGTTGTAAAGAGTTATAATGTTGGTTCTGGTATTTATAATAAAAAAATTGCTGACTCCATTAAAACTTTATTAGAGTGGTCTAATGCAACTTCTAATCAGAAAAAAGCATTTACACTTAAAGCTTTTCAGGTAGCTGCTGAAGGTACTGTAATTGAATATGAAGGGTTTCACGATGTGAGAGTAAAACGAAAAGTATTTGACCATATTGATGACAAAGGTAATGTGGTTACCGTAGATAAAGAACATATTTTAGAAAGAGGTTGTTATACTTCTATTAAAAACTTAGAAGATATTCTTATCTCCAACCCATTTGAAGAAGATATTCAAAAACAATCTTGGATTATAGAACGAGAGTTAATGGAATATGAGGTTGCTAAAAAGTATTATGAAGGTAGATATCCTAAATTCAAAGATGTAGAACCTGGTAATTATTGGAGTTCATCTAGTGATATATCTTATTATCGTGAAGATTTACTACAATCAAGAACTATAGAAGCTAATCACGTAGAGTTATTACATTGTTATACTATTGATGGTATGTACTATCTATTAGCTAATGGAGTAGTATTATATGAAAACGTAATCCCATATAGGCATAATAAATATCCATATTCTAAAACTATCCACGATGTATTCTCAGGTACACCATTTTTCTATGGGCGTTCAATGGTAGAACAAATTGCAGGTATCACAGATTCATATCAGATACATTACAATTTGATGATACAAAAACAGCAAATGTCTGCTAATCAGTTTATTATTACAGAAAACGATGAAGATTTCTTAGAGATAGATAGCATTAAAATGGGAGGTGTTTATCAAGTTAAAGATATAAATAAAGTTAAAATTGAAAAATTTAATGGAATAGACAATTCAGATATTGCTATGTTAGGTAGGATGGATGCAGATATTGAGGGTCTAGCAGGAAATCCAGCAGGAGGAGCTAATGCAATGACTCCAGGTGGTGGTAGAGTATTACTACAACAAACATTGCAATTACAAGAAGAAGCAATGAAACAAATTGGGTATTCTATTAAATACCTAGAAGATGGTGAAAGAGAAAGAACAGAATTAAGATTGTCTAATTTAATTCAATATCTATCTATACCTGAAAAGAAAATAGAAAATGGTATTATACCTTTGGTCTATAACACTATAAGACAAGAAAACCAACGGTTAAAAGATGGTAATATGGGTATGAAAATAGTTAAAATCATTGACAATAGAGGGTCAAAACAATACAATGATATTGTGGAACAGTTAGATTTAGAAGAAGCATCTTTTGCACAAGCTGGAGTTAACACAGAAGCAACGGCAATTTCTGTAGAAGATTTGAACCAAGTTCAAAATATTGTAACAGTTATTCCAAAATCTAGTTATGAGGCAACTCAATCATTAGAAATGCAAAAGTGGATGCAGTATATGCAAACTAGATTAGCAGTAATTCCAGAGTCTAATAAACAGGAATTAATAGCTGAACTAGATAGAATTATGGATGTAGATAGTGATAGATTTAATCCTCCACAACAACCTCTCACTGCACAGGGACTAGCTCCATTGCAACAAGCTATGGCTCAACAAGGAGCAGAACCTACGCAACAAACCTCTCAACCAGTAGCACCAGCAGGAGGTATTAATACTAGTTTTTAATATATCCTATGGCTAAATTGCGTACATTTAATGCAGAAGATTTAGAATATTTAAATTTAGATGTAACTTATAGAGAAGAAATACAATCTTTTCTAAAAGGATTATATGCTGAAAAAAAATATATTAGATATTTGCATACCAAATTAAATGAATATCGCTCAGAAGCATTAAATAAACATACTTCTGAAACAGATAGATTTTATTATATTGGTAAGATGGATGTAATTATAGAGCTACTAAAAGACATAGACTGGTCAATTAAGAAACCATTAATTAAAAAATAACATTATGAGTACACCAAGTGGAACTAAATCAGGTTTTAACAAAGTACGAATTGCTGAGACGTTGGAGGTGGATGGACTTGCTACATTTGAAGGAGGAATTACTTCAACTGCTGGTATATCAGCACCAAGAAGTGTTGAAGCAAATTCAGGAGCAACTAAAGTATTAGCAACTTCAGAAAGTGGAAAGGTATTAGTACAAACATCCTCATCAGGAACTACTACTTATACTTTACCAGCAGCCGCCGCAGGACTAACATATACTTTTGTATGTGGAAATGCTGGTGGTGAAATTCTTATCACTCCAGCAACTGGAGATGCTATTGTAACCAAAATCCACTCTGCACAAGATGGAACAGCATTAGCACCTGCAGCTGGAACTGGAATTAAGAATACAGCCGCAACAAATGTAGCTGGGGATAGTATTACATTAGTAGCACTAGATGATACAACCTGGTACGGAACATCTATTATTGGATTATGGGCAAGTCAATAATTGACATAATTAAGTAAGTAAGAAAACACCTTCGGGTGTTTTTTTATTTGCAAATAAAAAATCAAAATGTTAATAATAGTATATCGAGAGAAGTCTCGTAATATCACTTAATATGACCAATATGTCAAATGATACTATCGCTAATGGAAGCGTCAATCCACAAGGTAGCAACGAACCTAAAATCGAAGACCAGAATATTAACCAAGATTCAAACTTATCTGATGAAGAGTTGCAACTTCAAAAAGAACAAGAGAAACTTCAAAATATTCAAAAAGCTTTAGAGCATACCACTCAGCAGTATGAAGCACTTAAATCGCAACTTCAAACTACAAGAGGTATGACCAAAGAGCTTAAATCAGAGCTTAAAGAACTAGAACAGGATAAAGAACCTGAAAGCTCATCAACAAAAGATAGTGTACAGGCAATTGTTCAAGAACAGCTAGAGGCTTTGAAAAAAGAACCAAGACAAAAAGCCTTTTCAATATTTTTTAATAAATATCCCGATACTGTTCAAGATAGTGAATTACAGACTAAATTAATTCAAAGGTATAATCAAATTAAAGAATCTAATGAGATTGACCCAGATTTAATTGTTAGAGATTTAGAATCTGCATATTTTAGCTTGAGAGGTGCTGAAATACTAAAGAAACAAGTAGCTAATGATTTTTCAAATGAACAATTTAGTATAGGAGCTCGCTATACAGGAGCTACTCAAATGAATGTAATCAGTACGTCAGATAGTACATCTCTTGATAGAGATACCTATAAAGCGGCACAAGATTTATCTCATTTAGGAATAACTCCAGAAAAGGTTAGGACATTAAAAAAGAAAGGCTATCTATAATATTAAGTATAAATTACATATATGGCTAGAGACATTATTAAAAGAAAAGGTGAAGGAGGACAATCTCATAAGAGATATCGTTTGACTAATTCAACTGTAGTTCAGGTTGGAAATCCTGTATACCTAACTTCAGGACGACTTGACTTAGCAACTACTTCATCAGCAGTGCTAGGAATTTCAAGAGAAGATAAAACTGGAACAGGAAGCAACTATTTATACATTACTGAAGTTTATCCAGAATCTGAATACGAAATGGCTACTAATGCAGATATTACAGCTGCAGACGAAGGAGTATATTTCAAAATGGCAGTTTCAACCAATGACTTCAAAGTAGACAAAACATCTGGAGCTCAGACAACTACTAACAGACAATTGATTATTACTAAATTTATTGCTGCTAGAAAGTGTTTAGTTAAATTTGTGAAACTACAAGCATTCCAGGACAACTAATATTTAATAGAAATTAAGTAAATATATATGATTAATATAACAGGTGAACATATCAGACTTGCAAAAGCTGAGTTACAAGCTGCATATCAAGACGGACTTGATGCACAAATGCCAAAGATACAACATCCTATATTAGGATACCAGACCAGAACTTTGCAGTTCATTAATGAACAACTTGCAATCTATTCTGGACTTAGTGAATCTGAAGCTACTGATGAAGGTGAAAACTACAGTGAGGATACTCCACAAGAGCAGGGTGCTATAACAATCACACCTATCAAGTATACTCGTTCTGTAAAAGTAACTGAGGAAGCTTTAAGATATGCTAATAGGTTTGAGATTGTAACTAATAGAACTGCTCAATTAGGAAAAGCTGCTATCCAGAATATGGAAGGAAAAGCTATTGATATTCTATCTTTAGGATTTGGTACAACTTACCGAACTGGAGTAGATGGATTAGCTCTATTCTCAGACAGCCACACTCTAACAGGAGGAGGAACTAACGACAACCTTCTAGGAACAGTACCTCTAACATTTGAAAACTTCAATGCTGCTAGAGTACAACTAGAAAGAATGACCGACAACTTAGGAAATCCACTAGCACCTTCTACTAACTTACTATTAGTTGTAGGACCAGAAAACAGAACAGTTGCTGAGCAACTAACAATGTCATCTGGAGTTTATTCAGCTGCTAACCTATCTACAAACCCATTCCAGGGAATTAGGTTCACAGTTAATAACTATCTATCTGCAGCTGAAGGTAAGTATTGGTTCTTAATTGACCTAGACCGTGCAAAAGATATGTTCTTCTTGAACGAAGGATGGATGCCACGATTCACTCAGGAGGATACTCCAGGACAAGGGCTATTCACCAACTACGTATCTGCTCAGTACAGTTTTGACTTTACTGGACATCAGTGGGTAGTAGGTTCAAATGCAACCACCTAATACTAATAACATAGTATAGATAAAAGAGGGTTAAATCCCTCTTTTATTTTGTACTACAAAATGGTATAGTATAAATATAATTAATCATATACACTATGGAAAAAAGACTCTATGCACATCAATACAGTGAAAAAGAATTACAAGCAATGACAGAAATCCAACTAATTAATTTGCGTTGTGAAAGTCCTTTAGATGTAAAAGCACTAAGTAAAGTATTACGTAATGGTAGAAAGTACACATACGAACCTAAAAAGATTACTAAAAATACTAAAGTAAAAACTGAAATAGATGAAGAAAAGTTAAAAGAAGATTTAGCTAGAATGAAAGAAATTAATAAATTTGATGAAGCTTTACAAGAAGAGATAGAGGAATTAGAAAGAAATTTTGATGCAGTTAAAGCTAAAAAATTGATAGACGATATAATGACATAAAAAAATCAAAATGTTATATTAATTATATTAGTATTAATATAATTATATGAGCCTTAAAGAACTGTTAACTAAACCAATTAGTAAGCAAGTGGTAATAGATTATGTAAAACAGTATGTTTTTAATTTTCTATTCTTATTCTTAATAGTATTTGCAGTAGATTTTGGACCTACATTAATGCAAGAATTACAAGCCGCAGGAATTGACCCTAATAATGTTGCAAAAGGTGCAGAAGTACCAGCTATTATTGCATTAATCTCAGCTACACTAAGAGCTGTAGGACGAGCAGTATTTGCTTCAGCAAGTAAGGTAGCAAGTGAAGGAGTAGGTTCTGTATTAGCAAAATAAATATATGTTATTTTATGTAGATAGACCTACAATAGAATACAAAGGAGTAAAATATGCTCAAGGTAGAGTATATGGTAGGGAAGACGCATTAAGAGCATTAGAAAAAGTTCCTGAAGCTATTGTAGTACCAAGAACAGGTAGCTTTAGAAGTCCAAAAGAACAAGAGGCTCTAGTACAACAAGGTACAAGTTGGACAACTAACTCTAATCATAGAAGGGGTTTAGCATTTGATATTCAAAACTTTAATGAAGTAAGAGACAAAATAATAGCTAATGGATTTACACATCCAGCTACACAAGAAAAATGGAATATGGATTATTACCATTTTGTATATGGAGGTAGTGAAAAAGAAGTTGCTAGAACTCAACCTATTTTAGAATTAGAAAAAAAAGATGCTAAACCATTACCAAATAAATTAAGTATATTTGTTAACAACATAACTATGAGTAAAAAATATCCACAAGGAAGTAAAGAATATATTATAAGAACGCAAGAAGTAGCATTTACATTATTAGTACAAGTTCCTGAAGCTTCTATATATATTCAAAATAGATACCCAGATATAGACTCATTTACAAAAGAATTTGTATGGTATTGTGAAAATAGAACTAATGAGGAAACAATAGAACATTGGAATAAAGTAATACAAGACCATAAAAGAGATAATCCTAATTTATATATAATTAGTAACTCTACTAAATATCAAAATTTAGTAAACTTTGCACAAGCAAAATTAGATGAAACAAAGAAAAGTATTCAAGATTTTGCTAATACTAATACATAACACTTGACAAAATATAACAAATAATATATATTAGTATTACACTCTTCCTTTGCTCTTTTATAGTATACATTCTGTAATCATTCACACAAACACTGTGTGTAGAGAATTTTATAGAGTTCTTGCCAATTTAGAGGTGTATTGAATTTGACAACTTAATACATAAGCTTGCCTCGCAGTCAAACTTTGGTCCACACTTTGTACCTTCTTAGCGGTTGGGTATAAAATTCTTTGCACACAGTGTTTGTGTATATAATAATAACAATATGAGATATACTGAAGCAGAGTTAAAACGAATTCAAGATAAACAAAATGGTAAAAAAATTATACCTTTAGAAGATGAAGAGTATGATTTAATTGTAAAATATTTAGATGATATGGGTTTTATTTATACTCATATACCAATGGAAACATATACAAGCTCTTGGAATGTTAAGAAAAGAAATAAAAGAATAGGGGTAAAAAGCGGTTTTCCAGACTATGTTATTATAATACCTTATTGGTGGGTAGGTAAAAGACATAATGTACTCTTATTTGCTGAAATTAAACGTCGTAAAGGGTCAACGTTAAGAGCTAATCAGAAGGAATGGTTGCATAATTTAAGAAGTTGCAATGAATTAGCAGAAGTATTTTATGGAGCTGATGAATTAAAAGCATACATTGACGCATTAAGAACTTGACATAATTAAATAAATATGTTATAGTGCTAGTACCCTTTCTGATAATTTGGGTGCATCGGATACGCCTAAGACCAGATATATCTAGCAATAGATTGTCTGGTCTTTTTCTTTTACATAAAACTATTGACAAATTTGACACTTTATGGTATATTAAAAAAGTAATAACTAAACACTACATTTATGTATAACATAAGTACAAATAGCAAAGAGCACGCAGAAAAAATAAAGTTTAAATTAGAACTTCAACTTATAGATTTACAGTTACAAAAAGCTAGAATAGAAAGTGATATATACTACTATTCATTATTAGAAAAACAACTACCATTATCTAAAACAGATAAGTTAGTAGTTAATCAAGACAAAAAAAATCTATCTATGTTAAGACAAGTTATTGATTTCTTTAGCACAAAAGTTAATACTATATTAGAAGATAATATTCAATCAGATGAAAAAACTACTATCAAATATACTAAAAGCAAGTCTACTAGTCGTAGGTCTTAGCCTATGGTGGAAACTTTGTATGACAATATGGAATTTAATTTTAATGTAAATATATGATAAACGATGTAATGGAACAAATAATAGATAGTCATTTACAAGATGAAGAAATGACTCAAGACCAGTTAGAGTTAGCATATAAAGAACTAGACCCAGTTCAATTTATTACTGATGACACTTTAAATATACTAGCAGATATGGTTAGTTACTCAGCTCACAAGTTATTAGGAACAACTATAGAAGGTGCTAATTTAGATAATATTACTAATAAGTTTATAAATGTATTAACACTAGAAGAATTAGTATTATTAGGACTTGTATCTGAAGAAAGAGTATTAGAAGTATATAATGATTTAATGTAAACATATGGCAAACATCACAGTATCAAAAAAAGTAAAAAGTTATTTAGATAGTCCTGAATTAACAGAAAGGCTACAAAATGCAATGACTCCACAAAAGAAAGAGTTATTTAAAACTTCTCTTTTAGGAGTAATAAACTCTAATAGTTTATTTGAAAAAGCAGACCCACTTAGTATTATTCAATCTGCATTAGTAGCAACCACTTTGGATTTACCAATTAACCCTAGTTTAGGATATGCTTATATTATTCCTTATGGAGCTAAAGCACAATTTCAATTAGGATATAAAGGACTTATTCAATTAGCACAAAGAACAGGACAGTATCAGACTATATCAGCAAGTGAAGTAAGAGAAGGACAAATTAAAGATTATGACCCTCTTAAAGGTGTAGAGTTTGACTGGACTATTACAGACGGTGAAGTTATAGGATATGTAGCTTATTTTAAGTTAATTAATGGCTTTGAGAAGTATTTATATATGTCTCTAAAAGAATTAGAAGCTCACGGTAAAAAGTATTCTAAATCTTATGATTCTAAAGATAAATATACTAAAGAATACAATGGTATCTGGAGGACTAATTTTGATGCAATGGCAAAGAAAACTGTATTAAAACAACTTATATCTAAGTTTGGTATTATGTCTGTAGAAATGCAGGATGCAGTAGTAAAAGACCAGCAAATAATAGACAAAGAAGGCAATGGTGAATATGTAGATAACAATAATATTATTATCAAAGCTGAACAAGATGATAGGTCAGAGGTATTAAAGTTTATTCAAGACGAAGCTATGACTGTTGAAGCATTACAGGAAGTAGAACAACATTTAGAGACTGATGAGGAAAAAGAAGCTTATGATAGTAAACTATTTGAATTACAAGCAGATATATTGAAAGATTAAATATGAATATAGTTTTATTTTACATAGAAAGTTTTGTAAGAGGACTAATATTTATGTTAATATCACCAGTATTATTTGTAGTCGTTATTATTGCACTTATACTATTACTAATTGTACCTAATAAGGATAAATAATATGAAAATACCAGATGAAATACTAGATGTAATAGCAAGAATATGTTTACTCATATTTATAGCAGGGATACTATACTTAATATTTAAATAATATGGACTTCAAACACTACAATATAAGATGTTCTAGTTTACCCCAGATAATAGGTTCAAGGAAACCTAAAGGTAAACTAACAGAAGTAAAAGCCAAACCACATCTCTTAGATGTATTTATAGCTAAACAATATAATCGTAAGAGAAGTACATTTAACAAGTATATGACTAAAGGTAATGAGGAAGAAAATAGCTCAATATCTTTATACAGAAAAGTACATCAGACCTTTACCAAGAAAAATGAACTAAAGTATGCTAATGACTTTATAGAAGGTACTCCAGATTTAGTTTTAAACGGTAAGAAGAAATTAGTCATAGACATCAAGACTTGTTGGGATATATGGACTTATATCAAGAAGACAGAGAAAGTGGCTGAGACGGACTATTTTTGGCAGTTAGCGGGGTATTCTATGTTGACTGGTATACCTAATGTCAGGATAGCATATACATTACTCAATAATTCAGAGTATGAGATATACAGAGAGTATGAAAGAACTAAATGGAACTTACAGATTATAGAAGATGGAACTGAAGATACTGCTGAACAATTATTAGCACTGGAAGATAGTATTAGGTACAACAATACTTATGATGATATTCCAGATAAAGAAAGAGTAAAAGTCTTTGACTTTACAGTTACGCAAAATGATTATGATACTATCAAACATTATGTGCAATTATCAAGAGAATTTTTAAATAAACTAAAACTATGAACGATATAAAATTTGATTTAAAATATAACCATATTTGTAAAGTATTAGATTTGCCCTTTGAACAGCCAATAAAGTTTGAATATCCTAAAAAACAAATGAGCGATTTATCTATTAATTGTCATACCTTAACTCAAAGTTCTTCAGAATTTATAGCAAAACAATTAGCTAAACATATAGAAAAAATAGATTATATTAAAAGTGTAGAAGTAATAGGTGGGTATATAAATTTAACTATAGAGTCAGATTATTTAATATTTTTATTAGCAATACAAGAAATGGAGTTTGAAAGTAATTATGCTTTTCCAATACCTAGTCTACAGGTATGGAGAAGTATAAGATGGGAGTATCCTAAAAGGAAATTTACTTCTGACGAGTTAAAAAGATTAATTAGAAAGATAATATGAACTTTAAAATGAAGCCACGAACTAAACGATTAAAACTAAATAAAGCTCAGAGGAATATAATGTATTATGTACTCAAACCTCATCAAATAGAGATATTAAAGCTTAAGATGAAGGGACATACATATAAGGAAATAGCAGATATGAAAGGAATTACAACAAGTGGAATGTATAGATTCATAACTAGAGCATTAAAGACTATTAATAAATCTTACTTAAGGTATAATATGAGTAAGAAAAAAAGAACTCCTAAAGATAAAAAAGATATATAACAATATATATGAAAGTATGTTTTAAATGTAAAGTTTTAAAGGAATTAGAAAAGTTTTATAAACAATCCAGAATGGCTGATGGGTATTTTAATAAATGCAAAGAGTGCTTTAAATTAGAACATAAAGAAAGGTACCATAAAAACCGTAAAGATTATATATTATATTACAAAGATAGAGCAAAAAATTGCTATCAGACTATATTCCTAAATAGATATAGTAATATGAAAAATATAACTTTAGGAAATAATAGGAAATATAAAATTAATAGTAAAGAATTAGCTTCTAAAAGTTCTTTTTTAGATTGGTGTTGGGAAGAAACAAATTTTAATAAGTTTGAAAAGTTATATTTTGAGTGGATAAAATCTAATTATAAATATAATTTATGCCCATCTATAAGAAGAATTGATACTAGCAAGGGTTACATATTAAACAATATAGAGTGGGTTGTTAGAAAGGAAGTATCAAAGAAAAAATATGAAGACTCTAATTAAATTAATAGGAACAATTTGCATATTTCCTTTTATGATGATAGTATTCCTATGCTACATATTATTTATTAAAGAATAACACTATGTCAAACACTAAAGATTACCATAAAACAACAGAAAAGTTACAATCACTTGTGGATAAGTTGGGGAAAACTAATACAATTAAAGCTTTGTCTACTAATTATAGACAGGTACAAGCTATATTAGATAGTAAAAAGAAATTTGTATCTAAAAAGGTAGTAGATAAAATAGATAATCTATATGCAGAGGTATATAATGGTGGGGTTGAAGCTTGGAAACCAGGTACTTTTATAGAAGTAGATGATGTAGATGCATTTGTATTTCCTTCTTCTAAAAGTGCTAGTATTGAAATAGAAAATGTACTTGATTTTCAAAATAAAGAGTACAAACAAAAAATAATCAAACTATACAAAAGAATAGATAGACTATGGGGAGTAATATTTGTATTATGTATGCTTCTTATAATTCTATCAGGAATGATAATAAATCTAGCATAAGGTATATAAATGTATACTTAAAATAAAAAGAGGGCTGTAATAGCCCTTTTTTAAGTTATAAATCTACTTCTTTTTAGTAAACATATAGTATATAATTCCAATCCAGTGCATTAGTGCATTTAATCCAATGTAAAATGTTAGGGGACTAATAGAATCATTAATAAGATTGTCAATTAATAAAACTGTAATGAATATAGTATAAACATATATGCTAATAATCATCCCATTATACCAATTATTGGTCTTTTTAACCTTACCAGAAGCTCCAGTAGCTTCCCATTTTTCCATACTACCTAGTATATATTGGAATATAGCAATAGTATAAGACCAAGTAGCAAATAAATGAGCTATCATTGTATTTATATCAGCCTTTTTATAGATAAGATTAGGAATAATATATAGTGATAAACCAATTTGAATCCATAATACTGTATTTATAGTAGCTGGCAATTCTTGATTATGAAATATAGAAAAGATAGGTAGAACTAGAAGTACAATACAATATATATAAAACATAAATCCAGATAGATAGGATAGTCTTTGCATAATAGATAGTTTAGTAGTCCAGAAGAATTTAGATTTAATTAAACTCATAGAACCAAGACACCATCTAGTTTGTTGTTTATAGTAAGAATATAAGTGGTCAGGAGATAAACCATAAGCCAAAGGGTTTGAATCATAGTATACATTCCAACCTTGACGAGTAAGAGCAAATCCAGTCCATACATCTTCAGAGTGTTCGATAAGATAGTTACCACCTATTTCATCTAAAGCAGGTCTATAATATACAGCATTAGAACCAACACAGATAGAAGCTTTAAAAGAATTTCTAGCTACTTGTACTATGTCATAGAAAAACCCCTGAATATTACAAGCACCTTTCTCTAAACCAGTAAGATTATCATATTGAAAAGCTTGAGGAGTCTGATATATACCTATTTTCTTTCCAGCATTATTCATATCCATCATTCTTGAGATAGTATATATAATAAACTTTTCAGTAGGGCAGAAGTCAGCATCAAAAATAACTATATATTCGCCACTTGTATTTTTATAAGCATTTTTAATATTGCCAGCTTTTTTGAATGAATGTTCTTGTCTAATAATTTCTTTAAAAGAATATTTTTTAATAAGTTTTTTATATAATTTTTGACCTTTATAAGCATTAACATTATCATTAAGCACATAGACATTAACAATTAAGTTATATTGTTCAGCACATTGTTTAGCTTTAAATACAGATTCCCAAGTCTTTTGTAGAATAGACATATCCTCACCAGCAATCGGTAAAAATATGTCTACTGTTTGTTTGTCAAATAGATTAATTTTATAGATAGAATTTTTCTTTTTATTAGGCAATCCTAATAGTTTAATTAAAGAGGATACGATAATAAACGCACAAGAATAGAATACTATTATAAATGATACTAACCAGTATATTGATAGGTCAAAAGTTTTAATTAAAATTATTATAGTTGATAAATTAAATAAAATTGTAAATGTTGCAAAGAATTTAATTTGGAAGTATCTGTTCATATTAGAGTTTTTTTAAAAGTGTATTATTTTAATATCATCTCTAGCCAATCTTCAAACAGAAGTATCTCATCATCATATTTTTTAGTGATAATAGTCTGTCTGTAGTCTTTATATCTATTGTACCAAATAAGAGCATTCTGAGCAGAGACAAGGTTTTGTAGTCGTTCTCTGTCTTTTGAATTGTATAGAAGAGCATCATACTCCTCTTGTAATCTATCTAACTCTTCGCATTTCTCATTGTACAATTGTTTATAGTTTATTCTAGTCATAGTGTTTTACTTAATTAATAATTGAATAATTTTTATTTAAGAATTGTAATTTATATATATCTAATTCTTTTTTATCATTTAATTCTGCATAATAATAGGTATATATATCTGGTTGAAATATATGTGCCTCTTCTTCTCCTGCAAACTTTTGAGTCCCTCCATTTCCTCTTCCCTGACTATCTCTTTCTATTACAGTATATGTAGTTACAAAATTAGGAGTAAACTTTGTTAATTTATAATTTTTGAAATTATATTGAATAAAAACTTGTTTATCATCTCCTAAAAGTTCTTTTATTTTATCTGTAGAACCTGTATATAAAACTCTTTTTATACAACACATTGTACTCCAAACTATAGTTTCATTATTACTAATTTCATCTATTTTATTAAGTCCATTTATGTAATATTGTATGTGGTCTTCTGTATTATCTGATGTAATTATTATTTTACCATATACTGGGCTCCAATAATCACTGCATAATTCAGGAGCTGATGAAGAAAAGCGAGCCATAAATCCCAATACATCAAGAGGATAATTGTTTGTGTTCCATATATACTTTTCCATAGTGTTTTACTTATTTAATTATTATTTACTCCATTTACTTTTAGAAGCATTCCAAGCTCCAATTCCTCCTCTGGAGATTTTGAAAGCCATTGCCTCTACATTTGTCTTTGCATCAAACGGTGTTACCCATTCTCTACCCATTTGTCTTAATGTACCAGCCCAAGTACGAGCTATAAATTGACCACAACCTGAAGCACTTGAATTTCTATTCTTTGCATTTGCATTTCCGCCAGACTCTGCCTTGATAATTCTCCGCATAAGTCCAGCATCCACTCCATACTTTTGAGACATCTCGTCTACATAAGAGTAGCAGTCCCCACCTGCATTGTATTCTATTTTAGGAGAAACTGCCTTTCTCGCAAGAGTTTTAGGTTTAGGGGTATCTTTTATAACCTCTGCCTTACTCTCTTCAATAGGAGGGATATTTTTAGGTACTATGATTGTCTCTGTACTTGCCATACTCTGAATCACTTTGTCTGATTCCGTTTGTGTTACTTCAATAGCATATACATTTTTATTCGTTGAATATACTTGAATAGATGTTATAAGTACTAATGTTATAAGTACTAATATTATAAGTACAATTATTGCTATTATCCCTTCTTTTTTATACAATAATTTAACTTTGTAATAGTTTAAATAAGGTCTGTAATAGTTTTTAATATATGTAATTTAATAATAATCTAGTCAGAGACTAGCAACAGACATAATCGGTGTAAGGTACAAGTTTATTATATCATAGGCATTTATTTAATTAGTATACAGTTGTCTCGAAAGTATTTATCTGCTTTGTCGTATTCTTTGTCTTGAAGAAAATCTAAAATATCTACTGTAAATCTACAGGTATGGCAATATCCACCAAAAGTGTCATAAGCATCTTCCCCAAAAAACTCTTGAGGATATTCCCATAATATTTCTTGCCAAGTGTAGGCTGGATAAGGTATGCTCCAAGCATTTTCATTTGATTTTTCTCTAGTTATTGGTTTTGCTGGTATGTAATACCTATTTGCTTCATTTTTACACCAAACTAATTTACTCTCCAACTCACAATCTTTTAATAATTTAGCTGTCTCTAATGATATGTGTGTACTGTTTGCTTTCATAATAGTTTACTTATTATCTAATAACTCTGGGTTCTCATATATGTTGCCAATTACAATACAATTTTCAATTGCTTGTCTAAATTCATATCTATCTTGAATAAACTTCTGTACTCGTTTTTCTGAATCTATTGCACTGGTAAAAATGTTTTGAATTTCTTGTAGTTCATCTGTATACATATATTTAATCTTTAATTCTAAATTGCTCCCGTAGTGATTCTATAACCTCCATTTTCTCATACATTGTAAGTATGTTTGTACGGTCTATTATCTCTTTAGCCCTTGCAAAGGTTATCTCTCTTGAATATATTTTACCTGCTAAATGTTTGAATGTTCGCTCTTGCCAATAAGTATCTTTTGATTCCATAGTGTTTATAATTTAATCTGATAATATTGTTGGTAACTTTGCCTTAACTCATCTGCCATTGCTATACAATGGTCAATCAAGCTCTTGTCTTTTACCTCGTGCAATTCATAGTAGTATTCTATATCATCAAGAATACAATTCTCTATAAATTCATCTAGTATCCCTTGAATTGCTTCTTCTGTTTTAATCATATTATTTTATTATATATTCTAATATTTTGTACTTTTTAGCCTCTTCTTCTCTGTGTTTTATGTTTGTATAGCTCAACTCTTTTTGCATTGCTTCCTCTGCCTTTTTTAAGCTCGTGAATACCTCCCAATCTTGTTCTGAATAGTAGGTATTTTGTAGTATATATATTATTTTGCTCATACCTTTGAATTTATAAAATATAAATAATGTGTATTGTAATATTTAAAACCATCAACAGTCCCACCGTTTTCATTTGATAAGTCAAAAGGTGTTTTTACTTTGTCAAAACTCTCTCCCGCTTTTAATGGTTCGTTATAAGTTCTAATCTCGTAACTTTTATTTTGTGCTAATTCTTTAAATCTTTTCATACCTTTGAATTTAAACTTTTGCTAATTGATAATAAAAATCATCTATATCATCCTGAATTGATTCATATTCTAGTATGATATCATTAAGCTTTGATTCTAGAATATAATCCATTGCCTCAAAATAGCCCTCGTCGCTTGTCTTTATATTGTCAAGCTTCAAGACTAACCACCTGAAAACATCTCGCCCCGTAGCCTCAAAATATGGGAGTATATAATTATTTTGAATTAAATACATTGATTCCATTACATCCTCAATAAATCCTCTGATTCTATAGTGGGAGGAGTTATAATCCCCCCGCCTCTCTAATTCATCAAAAATTGCATTATTTAACTTAATTACCCGCTCTTGTTTGTTGTATAGTTCTTCTAGTGCTTGCATAATAATAATATTAACTAATAATCCAAACCCCCGCCCCTTGCAATTATGCAAGAGGCTAAAAGGTTTTATATTTTAACTATTGCTTTTTAATCTCAATATATACACTGTTCCAATTTGTCCCATAATGTGTAATCCCCCAAACATAAATATCAAGTTCGGTATGATAAAACAAAACCTCGTTTGTGAATTGCTTGATGAATCCAGCCATATCGTCGCTAATTATATAATATTGATATATATCTTTATACTCGCCGTACTCGTTTAACTCGTTGCCGTTCTCAAGTTCTAGCTTTTCAAAATCTTTTCCAATATTATTACATAAAATAATATCTCCATCAGTAAAGTCTAAAAAATCTTGATAAGTCTTGACATCGTTTATATCTTGTATAGTTCTCATATGTTTAGAATTAATTGTTTAATAATAATTATTTTATAATTTCTATAAAGTGGTATATAAAAGACTCTATATATAATATAGTTATTACATTATCTTATAAAGTCTTTTATTTTGTGAATACTAGCTTTGATTCAGTGTATTTTGTAAAAATATTATCTTTTTATACACTGAATCAGCTTTTGAATTGTTGGCATTGTATCTGAAAAATAGCCTATAATACTCTTTTGCAATACTAAGTTTAATATAGTTAATCATATGTGTAGTGTTTAAAATTGTTTATAATTGATTATAGAAGTATCTTGCTATTATTGCATCATCAAACTCTTGTTGTTTGATGATTTCTTTTGTTGTCTTATCATATATTGTTATGATATTTGATAGGTTTTTATTTTCTATAATAAAACCATTTTTAGATTTTCTCATATATTAAATATGTTATCTGATAATTATTTGCATCGGATAAAAGAGATTAACAACTGTTGACGGCTACTTTATTACTTATGAGCTCGCGGTTGTTGTTCTCTCTCTCATCTGATATAAATAGTATAGCATATTTTCCTAATCTTGTCAAATATAAGTTATCCACAATTTATATATTCTATTTATTCAAGCGGTATTATAACAATTTATGCAGTATATTATTTTATACAATAGATATACAATAGACAAGATATATTCAAGTCTTGCTAGTTTATAATTTGTAGGTACTTTAGTATAGCTTTTGTCAAAAATCTTGCGAGAGGGGGCATTTTTAAGAGATTGGCTAGTTTATGCGGTTTGTTTGTTGTTGGTATGTTTTTTATAGTGTATAGTGTGCTTTTGGATAATTCTAGACGGGGTTGATACAATTAAAAGGGGGTACAGGCAGGGGGGCGGGGGGTACAAGGGGAGGGGTAGTGGTAGGTTCTACATACAAAAGAAAAAATTATTTATACAAACAAAAAATAAAAATAAAAACACAGACAAAAAACTAATAAAAATCAGAATAGAGCCAAAACAAAAAGGGACTTATCCCAACGGTCAAATCCCTAATTGCTTACCTTACAGCCCAATACAAGTTAGCTTTCCTTGTTTTTAGTGGTGTTATAAGGAGGGTTTTACGGGTAGCGACCCCAACCATACCTGTACAGCTGATGAAGGTATGGACATAATTAGATTATATAATATAGGGTATAGAATTGCAAGAATAAAAACAAAATGTTAGATTTGTTATTAATAAGTAATAAATGTTATATATGGGGATGGTGAAGAACAAGTTAAAGGTGAAGGCAGGTAGACCGAAGAAGGGTACTAGGAGTTATAAGGTAAGTGGTAGGGTAACGGCAGAGAAGGGGTATAAGGCATTACCGCAGGATTGGAAAGAGGTTATATTAGGGATGTATAGTGAGGGGGCAAGTGATATAGAGGTAATGAGGCAGATATGGGAGTGGAGGGGTAGTTTTAGTAAGAAGTTATGGGAGAGGTGGATAAATGAGGAGGCAAGTTTTAAGGAGGTAATAAGTACGGGGAATGTATTAAGTCAGGCTTGGTGGGAGATGAATGGTAGGAAGAACATAGCGAATAAGGGGTTTAACAGTGTGTTATGGTATATGAATATGAAGAATAGGTTTGGGTGGGCGGATACGCAGAGTATAGAGCATAAGGGAAGTATAGAGCACGTGGGGGTGGTTAGGTTACCGCACAAGAAGGGGTTAGATTTACCTGAAAACAGTACTATTTCTGTTAATACAAGTGAACAAACTGTAATAGAGGCTGAATTTACTGAAAAATAGGTATGTGTAGTTTAAGCCAAATTATTAAGATTATAACCTATATAGGATAGAAAAAATAAATATGATAAAAGAGTATAACAATGAAGATATGTATGAAGAGATGATTAAGGATAGTTATGAGTATTATATGGGGTTGATGGAATTAATAGAGTTAAATGGGGTGATAAAGAATGAGATATTAGGTAGGATAATAGATGAGTGTATAAATGGTTAGGGTTAGAATATGGTATTTGTAGCATTTGTAATATTGATAATAATAATAGTAGTAGTAGCTACTGATAAAGATTTGTATTGAGAATATAAATCAAAATTGATATAATTATATTGTAATAATTTAATATAATAAACATATGCCTCTTAAGAAAGGTTCTAGTAAAAAAGTTATTAGTTCAAATATAAGAAAAGAGATGAAGAGTGGCAAGCCTCAGAAGCAGGCTATTGCTATAGCATTAAGTAAGGCTGGTAAGAGTAAGAAGAAGGGTAGGGGTAAGAAGAAGATGAAGAAGTAATGGCAAAAGATAGTAGATTAGTTAGGGCAGGGGTGAGTGGGTATAATAAGCCTAAACGTACCCCTTCACATCCTAAAAAGAGTCATATAGTAGTGGCTAAAGTTGGTGATAAGGTTAAGACTATTAGATTTGGACAGCAGGGGGTAAGTGGTGCTGGTAAGAACCCTAAGACTGCTAAAGAAAAGGCTCGTAGGAGGTCATTTAAGGCTAGACATAGTAAGAATATAGCTAAAGGTAAGATGAGTGCTGCTTATTGGGCTAATAAGGTTAAGTGGTAAGGGTAAAAATAATATAAAGTTATAAGTTAAACACTACAATGAAATTAATATTAGGAAACTCATTAGAAAAACTAAAGGAATTAGAAGATAATTCTATAGATAGTATAGTCACAGACCCTCCGTACCATTTAGTATCAATAGTAAAAAGATTTGGTAAAAAGGGTTCTGCTCCAGCTCAATATGGAAAAGACGGTAGTTTTGGTAGACTATCTAAAGGATTTATGGGGAAAGAATGGGATGGTGTAGATGAAAATGGTATTGGCATAGCATATAATATAGACTTATGGGTTGAGTGTTTAAGAGTTCTTAAGCCAGGAGGGCATTTATTAGCTTTTAGTGGTACAAGAACATATCATCGTATGGCAGTAGCTATTGAAGATGCAGGATTTGAGGTAAGAGATATGATTGAATGGGTATATGGGAGTGGATTTCCCAAATCTTTGAATATAGGTAAAGCAGTTGATAAATTACAAGGGAATGAAAGAGAAGTTGTTGGAACAGATGTAAGTGGTAGTAAAAGAAATTGTATGGCTGGTGATTTTGTAGGGGGTGAATATGATTTAACCAAAGGCAACTCACCTTATGAAGGTTGGGGAACTGCTCTAAAACCATCTCACGAACCTATCTGTATGGCTAGAAAACCTTTAGCAGAGAAAAATGTAGCTAATAATGTACTAAAATGGGGTACTGGTGGTATAAATATAGATGAGAGTAGGGTAGAAGAAGGTGGTCGCTTTCCCGCCAATCTTATCCACGACAATAGTGATGAGGTAAGAGAGTGCTTTCCTGAGACAAAGAGTACACCAAGTCCTGGTCATTTTAGAAAAGGAAATGTAGTCGGTGATAACAGAACATCAAAAGCGGCTGGTCAATTTGGAGACGGCAATTGGATAGAAGGCAGTAAACATAACGACTCAGGCTCAGCCTCTCGTTTCTTCAAATCAATAATCTATAATCCAAAGGCTAGTAAAGCTGAAAGGAATAAAGGGTTAGGTGTTGTAGAAGATGGTAATAAAAGACCACAAGGCGAGGCTTTTAGAGACGGCTCGGCAATAACGGAACACTCAGAAAGAAAAGGCAACAATCACCCCACAGTTAAACCAATAGCACTTATGGAATACCTTATTAAAATGGTAACTCCTAAAGGTGGTACTGTGTTAGACCCTTTTATGGGTTCAGGAAGTACAGGTGTGGCGGCTAAAAAGAACGGATATGACTTTATTGGAATAGATATGACACCAGAATACATTGAAATAGCAAAAGCTAGAATAAATGCTACTGAAATAGAAAATAGATTACTATAACTTGACAAAAAGTGTCAAATGTGTTATTATATTTGTATAATTAAACACTACGAATTATGAAATTAAAATATAAACTTTAAAGGTATGGAACTAATAATTAGCATTGTAGCTATACTAGTATGGGGCTGGATAATAATTGAATTGATTAAGATGAAATAATAAACTAATTAAAACACTATGTATAAAATATTAAACAAATTATTTGGATGGGACTATATTTTTTGGGCTAGTGAAACCCCTGACGGATTTCGTTATAAAGGAATTGCTAAGATAATTACTTTACCAGATGGGAGTTCACATTTTTGGGTGAAAGGTTTTTTGTGTAAAATAAATAATAAAGATGTTCAAATTAAATTTTTAACCTGCAAACCAGATAAATATATAAAATAATATGAAGCTAAAAACTCAACTTAAAAAAGTTATCACAGAGTACACTAAAGAATTCTACACTATAATTACAGATGAGCCTTATGATAAAAATAATGTTTATTGGATAGGTGGAGACTATACTGGAGTATGTGGGATTGGAGACTATTATGTAGGTTTATCAGATATGGTGCTTGTGGTAGACAATAAGATAAGTGGTGAGGATTATATTGACTGGTATTGGACTTATGTAGCTGAATATATGAAAGGTGATGAGCAATATATCAATCTTAGAAGCTATGCAATGAATAAAGGATATAAGATTAAATAAGTGTGAAAATTCTTACAAAAACAATTAAAAAAAAAGATAAGGTTAAATATAAAGAATATAATTATATTGTAGATGAAATTCGTTCAGATGGGACGGTAGATATAATCTCATATAATCATAATCAAGGAAATTGGGCTGGGGTTAATATAAAAAAATTAGTACCAATTTTATATGAATAAAGGATATAAGATAAAATAGGTATGAAAAAATATTATATAATTAAAGAATTAAAAAGTAATAAATATATAAAATCTTCTTTTAATTGTAATTGGGATGAATTAGAATATACAGATGATGCTGGAGATGCTTTGTTTTATTATTATAATAAAGAATTAAAGTTTAATTTATCAAGATTTATTGCTAAAATTCCTGATACACATCAATTAATTTTTGAAATTATAACAGTATATACTAATTAAATAAAGTAGATATGACAATCAAAGAATTTATAGAAGATGAAGAAAAGCACAAACAAGTTATATTAAGAGCTAGTGTATTGGGTGCATTTGACCAGACAGTTAACCATATTCTATATAAAATTAAGGCTATGGAGAAACTTTCTGATGATGAGATAGAAGATATCAGGTTATGGTTAAATATGGCGTTTATGCCTAAAGATTACAGGCTACCAGATGAACCTCCAATTGAAGCTAAATCACTAGAAGATATTGAGAATATAGAGAGCATATAACCCAAAAAAGACCCTGTGAGGAGTCTTATTTGAGATACAAAAACAACTTAATTAGTTGTTAATACATTTATTATTACATATTGTATTTATTTTGTCAAAATAGTATACTGTATATATATCGGTACAATTTGTACGAAGCCAAAAGCTTAGTATGGGTTCTCTGGTATACCGAACTCAAGGCTAATGTGTTTAGTAAAGGTAGTGTGGCTAGCAATATTACTGATACAACAATACATTGGTACAGGTTCAACATTAAATCACTTCCTGCAGGAGTGGTTTTTTGTTTTATATTGACACTTCATTATATCTGTTATAGTATATCAGTAATTAAAACAACACTATGCCTAGACCTAAAAAAATTGTTGAAGAAAAAAAAGAACCTAAGTATATTTGGCAACCTCATCCAGGTGCTCAAACTGAAGTTTTATTAAGGTCAGAAAAAGAAATATTGTTTGGTGGAGCTAGAGGTGGTGGTAAGACTGACGCTGGTATTGCTTGGATGATTGAACCTGAATATGTGTCTAATCCTGCTTATAGAGGGCTTGTTTTGCGTCTTAATGCTACTGATTTAGGTGATTGGTTAGATAGAGCTAATAGATTGTATTCTCATTTAGGTGCTAAAATGACTGGTCAGCCTGCTGAGATTACTTTTCCTTCTGGTGCTAAGATTAGAACTGGTCATCTTGCTGATGAAGAAGCTTATAACAAGTATAAAGGACACGAATACCAAAAGATTTTGATTGAAGAGTTAACTCAAATACCTTCTGAAAGTCGTTATTTGAAACTATTAGGGTCTTGTAGGTCTACTATTCCTGGTCTGGAAGCTCAGATATTTTGTACTACTAACCCTGATGGTGTAGGTCATTTATGGGTTAAGAAAAGATTTATTGAAGGTAAACAAATGGGTAGAACTTTTTATGCTCAAGATGGTAGTACTAGAGTGTTTATACCATCTTCTATTGAAGATAACCCTTCTTTGTTGTCTACTCCTGGTTATATGCAATACTTAGAATCTATTAAAGAAACTGACCCTGAGTTATATAAACAATGGAGATATGGAGATTGGACTTCTTTCCAATTAAAAGGTAGTGTGTATGGAGATTTAATAGATAAAGCTTATGCAGATAATAGAATAATTAGATTTCCTATTGAACCTTCTATTCCTGTTAATGGTCTATGGGATTTAGGTATGGATGACGCTATGGCTATTTGGTTATATCAACAAGTTGGTAAAGAAGTTAGGTTTATTGGTTATTATGAAAATATGGATGAAGGATTTCAACATTATTATGATGTCCTAAGAGAGATGGCTAAAGATAGAAACTTCACTTTAGGAGTACAATATATACCTCACGACGGTAGAATAAGAGAATTAGGTACTGGCGTGTCTCGTCTTTCTGTTTTAAGAGATTTATTTGGTGAGGAGAATGTAATGCTTAATATGTCTGAAAAATCACCTATCCCAGCTGTTCACGATGGTATAGAAGGTGTAAAACGTATCATTAATACTTCCTACTTCCACGCTGATTATTGTGAAAAAGGACTTGACCAGTTAAAAATGTATCGCAGAAAATGGAATGAGAAGATGAATATATATCTAAAAGACCCTGTTCACGATGAATTTTCTCACTGTGCTGACGCTTTAAGAACTGGAGCTACTATTATCACTCCAGGTACTTTAGGAGAATGGGGTAAAAAAGTTATTACACCAGCTCAACTTAATACTTTATCTAATATGACATATTATAGGAATAATCCTAGAGAATTACGAAGATTATTAATTAGAAGTGTTAAGAATATTAGAAAATAATTTATCAAAATGTTATATTTTAGTATATAATATATACTGATATGTCTAAAGTAAATAAAGCTAAACAGATTATTAATGCCGAAAGACAAAAAAACCTTAATGAAGTAATCAATAGAGTAAATACTATTTTAGCTCAAAAACAAGCATATATAGATGAATGTGATAAGAAAATACAAGAGATATTAGGTGATGAGTATATCATTACAAATATAATAGCTTATAAAGAATTATAACTATGGCATTAAGACGAGAAGACATTAATCAAGCATACATAACTGTATTTGGAGACCCTGCTGCAGAGTCTGAAATTAGAGATATTATGGCTAATCCACAATATTGGGGTAATAGTCTTAATTCAGTAGCTCAAAGATTAACTGAATCTGCTAGATTTGTTAATCAACCTGTAAATGCAGATACTATAACTAGAACTTGGCGTGTATTTTTTGGTGGACCTCCAGAAAAATCTGAAATTGATGAAGTCTTAAGAACTCCTCAGTATTGGGGACGTAATGTTGGTGTTATGAAAGAAAAAGTAATGGCTAGTGCTAGATATGCTCAAGACCCTAATATTAAAGTAGCTGCTACTGTTACTAATGAAACTCTTAACCCTTTATTAAAACAAATTGGACTATCTGATGATGTTATAAATAGACTAGACCCTGATACTAAAATGTTTTATGGGACTATTGGTAAACAGATGATGGACAATATTGAAAAGTCTATCCCAGCTCCTACTACATTTAATGCCGATACTTTCAAACAATTATATGAACAAGCTCGTAGCAATCCTAAAATAAATCAGTTTTATGAAGGTATTCAGTCTCGTAAAGTAGAAGATATTCTTAATAATATTGCAATCGCACAACAAGATTATGAGTTTACTAATAGACAAATGGCTACTCAATTTACAGAACAAGTTAAGAACTTAGCTGCTCAAACTGAACAAGCTGGTATGTTGTATAGTGGTATCAGAGAAAGAAATCAAGCTAAATTAGCTGAACAACAAGGTCAGGTTATTGAATCAACACAAGCTCAAGCTAAGAGACAATTACAAGATATAGGAAGACAAGCTGAAGAATTGTTAGGAAGTAAAGCTGTACAAGACTTAAAATTAGGTTTAGCACAACCTACAAATCTTGGAGTAGGAATTGCACCAGAAGTACAACAAACTATGCAACAAGGACCAAATTTAAACTATCAAGCCTATGGTACTGCTATTACCTCTGAGCAGTCTGCATTAGGACAACAAAAACAAGCCGAAATACAAGCTGAGTATGAAAGATTGAAGGCTGAAAGAACATTATTAACCAATCCACAACAATCTACTTAATATGGCTGAAGAAAACGCTTTACCACGAACACCATCAGGACAAATAGTCCAACCTATTAATATGACTGCTCAGGCTAATCAACCTGCTCCTGTTAATATTCCACAGCAACAAGCTCAACCTCAAGCTCAACCTTATATACCTTCTAATCCTGATTTGCAAACTCCTGCTATGTTAGATATGCAAATTGTACAGCAATTACAGGAAAAAGCTAATACAAATAATAAGTTATTAGACCAAATTAATAGTTTAACAACTGCTTTGTCTAAAGGTACTATTGCACCTGAAAATCAAGCTAATCTTACACCTCAACAACTAAGAGCTATTCAAGTTGGTGATATGGATAGTATTGCTCAGCAAATAGGTATGGTTAAATGGACTATGTCTGTTAGGGGGCAGGAGACTAAAGATAGTATCAACTATTTGCTTAATAACATGCAGCAAATAAGACAAGAGCAAGAAGCTAAAAGAGTTGCTGCTAGACAAAATATTATGGATGCCTTAAATATAATGGGGTCTGGTGCTTTTGAAGGTCTATCTGCTGATGAAAAGCGTAAACTAGAAAAGAACTCTGGACTTACAAATGGATATTTAGATAGGGCTACTGGTGCATTAAGAGAAACTGAAAGAAAAGCTGAAGAAGCTAGGCAACTACAAATGGAACAAGGTCGTCAATCTATGCGATTACAGCAAGAACAGTTTGAGTTTAGTAAACAACAAGCTGCTGCTGATGAAAGGTTTAGACAACAACAATTTGCTTTCCAGAAGGCTGAAGCTGCTGCAAGTAGAGCTGAAAGAAAAGCTGCTGCTAAAGCTCAACCAACTCCTCAACAAGAAGCATTAGCTTCTTTTAGAAGTGCATTATCTTCTGGTAAAGTTGGAGATAAAACTATTGCTACAAATGCTGCTCAAGAAAAAACATTAGGAGCTGGTAAATTTGCTACTCGTGAACAAGCTGTACAATATTATCAAACATTGTATGGAGATTTTATAAATCCTGATGATATAGCAACTGCTGTTTATAGAGCTTTTAAAGATTAATTATGGCTAAAGGTAAATTTGATTTTCTAAAATCTGCTAATTATGGTCAAGATGAACAAGGGCGTATTAGAATGTTTTCTGATGACCAAAGAAATTATTTTAAAGCTGAAAATGAAGCTAAAAGAAAAATAGAAGAAGCAAATGCACTTAAACAAAAGATTGCTGATGAAAGCTATGCTATTATTTCTCAAGCTCAAAAAGAAAAAGCTGGATTTGAAAGAATGGCTGCTATTGGTAAAGGTATTGACCCTCGTAATTGGGCTAGAGGTTTATTTAATGCAGTTACTTCTAATGTACAAGAAAATATTATAGGTGGTGGTAAAGCTATTGGTGAACAAAATGCTGCTACTAATTTATACAATCAATCTAAAGATTTAGCTGACCAAGCTGCTAAAATAGTTAAAACGGACAGACCACAAGCTGAAGCATTATTAAGACAATCTCAAGCATTAACTGAAGAGGCTAATAAATTTGCACAAGGTGAGGCTACTAAAAAAATAATGGGAGCTGATGGTAAGTTGACTGGCAAAGAAATATTTGCTAAGTCTGCTCTTACTGGACTTGAACTTGGTTCTTTTTTGCCAGTTGGTACCGTTGTAAAAGGTACTGGGGTATTAGCTAATGTAAGTACTAAAGTACCTGCTACATTACAAGCTTCTAAAACTGTAGCTGTTGGAAATATTATAACTAGAGGTTTAGGACTTGGAGATATTTATCAGGTTGGTAAAGTTGGAGCTCAAAAAGGATTTGGAAAAGTAATGGAACAAACTATATTTGGACAAGCTATAAAAGCCACACCTCAAGCTTTAACATATGCTGGATTAGGAGAATTAGCAGATGATGATGGAGTAAATAACTATTGGGGAAGCGTTGGAACTAATGCTATTGGTGCATTTGGAGTAACTTTAGGATTAGGTTATGGAGCTAAAGTATTGGGTTCTGTTGCTCAAGCTGGAGTTTCTGATATTAGTAAAATAGTTAATAAAACAGGTGCTGGTGCAGTTACTGATTTAGCTGGTGCTTTGCCTATGCCTAAAGAACCTGCTCAAATTGGTACTACCCAAAGATTAATGTTGCCAGAAGCTACACAAGCAACAACTACAATAGATGGACAACAAGTGGGATTGCCTACAAGCCAATTTTCTAAACTAGGAGCTTTTGACCCACAAGAGACTATTCCAATGGTAGATATTACTGAAACTATTAAAGGTAATAATATTGATTTTAATCCAGATAGCGTATTAAGTATTAATGCTACTCGTAAAACTATTGATGATTTAGCTTTGTTAACTGGTAATGAAGTAGGTGGTAAAAAACTAAAAATAAATACTGAAGACCCTAAATATAAAGAGGTTTATAACAATATGATTAAACCACTTGTAGATAGGATAAATGAGGTTGACGCTAATGTTAAACCAGCTAATGTTAAAGTAGACCCACTTGTTGAAGAAGCTAGGAAGTATGGAAGTGCTGAGGAGTTTGTAAAGGCTAAAATTAATCTTTATCACGGTACAAGTAAAGATTTTAAAGATTTTGATATTACAAAACTTGGAAGTTATACAGGAGCAGAAGATGCTCAATTAGGTTTTCATTTTACTGATAATAAAGAAATTGCAGATTTATTTGGAATACCAGAAAAAACTAAAAAAGTTAGTATTAATACAAATAAGTTTTTATCTTGGGAAAATATTGCAAAAAATGATAAAAAAACATTTAAAAATTTATATGAAATATTAACAGGTGAAAAATCTCCTGCAATAAATAGTCCAGAATTTGACGATATGATTGAAGAATTTGGATTTGATTTAGATTTTAATTGGAGAGATTTTAAAGATGAATTAACAAATCCTCAAGTAATGAAAAGATTACAACAAAAATATGAAGGTATAGTATTACCATTAACAGAAAGCGATGCATTAATGGCATCATCTCAAAATATTAAACCTGAAGGTTCTGAATTTATTGTATTTAATCCATCAAAAATACAAACTGAAGAAAGTTTAAAACAAATTTATAATAAATCACAAGCACAACCAACAAAAGCTACAGAAATATCTGCAGAACAAGTTGTAGAGATAAGGTCTAAATTAGATACGTTCAAAACTGATGAACAAAAAATTGCAATACAATTAGACCAAGATACAACATTATTACAAACTATTACTGATGAATTAAAAACTCATCCTGGTAAAGTATTGCATAAATATGCTAATAAAAGAGAAGGTAAATTACCAGAAATAACTGGCAAAGGTAAAAGCATATATGCAAGAAAAGGAGACTCATTAATGACTGAGTTAGGATTTGAAAGTGATGATGAAGCTCAGGCAGCTTATGATGCTTTCTTAAAATTAAAAAATCAAAGAGAAAGTCTAAAAGCAGATATAAGAGAAAGCAAATCTTTCTTAAAAGATATTACTGCTGAACAAAAAACATTACAAAAACAATTACAAGAATTAGAAGGACCTATTGAAATATTAGAACCTCAATACATTTCATCAAAAGATGTACAAAAAGTACCTGTTGAAGATGTTGAAATGGAAGTTAATAAAATTTATTCTGAATTAGAAAATGCAGGTATGAACATAGTACCTGAACAAGTTAGACTTACTCCAAACATACAGGCAGTTGATGAAAAACTAGCCAAAGGAGAAATTCCTACTCCAGAAGAGTTTGACAAAGGTATGAAAGAATATGTCAATTCAACTGGTAAAACTGAGGTTATAGATGGGGTACAAGAGGAGTTAAGAAACCCTATGAAAAAATCTACTTATGTAGAAAAATTAAAAAAAGAAAATCCTGATTTAAATATAGAGTCTGTTCAATATGAAGCTGCTATTGTTAAAGATTTAGAAGAAAAAGCTATAAACTTAATTGAGACTAACTTTGATAAAGCTGGTAAAATAGCTAGAAATATTACTAAAAGCTCTAGTCCAGAACAAGTAAAAATTGCTGAGTTATATATGGAAAAACTTAGAGAATTAGGCAAAAATGATGAATTGGCACAAATACTTCATAGATTTGGTAAGGCTTCATCTCAAGCAGGACAATGGAATGGTATCTTACGACCAAATAAAATAGGTAGTCCAGAATATGCAATTAAAGAAGCTCAAAAAACTAGAATGGATAAATTAAAACCTCAGATAGATAAAGAGGTAGCTAAAGTAAAGCAAGAAATGTCATCAGTAGTAATTGACCAGACAGTAATATTTGATATATTAGATAATATAACCTGTAGATAAATATGGCTAAAGTTTGTATCCCACAAGAAATAACAGACCTACTTAAAAATCAAATACCATCAAAAGCATTTAGAGAAATTGCTACTTTAGATGTGGAAAAACGAACTCAAGCTATTACAGAAATATTAGATGAATTTTCTAAAAATAATTTATTTAGTGATGAAGCAGATAGATTATTAATGCAAAAAGGTTTAGAAGAAAAGATTATAGATATACAAAAAGAAAGATTGATTAAATCTGCTCAGTATAAGCGAAAAGTAGAAGCTGTTGGAAGAGAACAGCCAGATACATTTTTAGATAAGTTAAATCAAATATCTAGTATAGATGATTTTTCTGATGAGTTAATACAAGAAGGTGTAGAGATAAAATTAGGGGCTAGATTAACTGGTGAGGAAGTAAAAAAGTTAACAGAAGCTGCTAAGAATATAAATCAATTTTTAGATAATGATGGTAATTTAACAACTAAAGCTTATTTAGAAGATGGTAAATATTCTCAAGAGTTTGGAGAAGCATATAAACAATATAGACAAACTGTAAACTCAGTTAATCCTAGTTCATTTGGAGAAAAGTTTGTATCTACATTAAATGCTAACTTATTGTTTAATACTAAATCTGGATTAACTAACATTATATCTAATACAGGATTTGCTTTAACAGGTTCTGCTGATAGAACTTTAGAATTTGGAACTCCATATAAAATGGATAGAGCTTTTAAAGAAGCTATTGAAGATGCTAAGTTTTTTAGTCAATATGGATTTGATGCTACTAGAAGTATGGACATAGATGCTGGTATTAATACATTGGGAGAAACTATGAACGCTTTCAATATGGATGGTAATTTAGTAGAAAAAATAGCTGGTCAATATAATGATTTAGTATATAAACAATTATTATCTACTCCAGACCAATTCTATGCTTCATTTGCTAAAAGAGATACTATATACAGAGAAGCTAGAAATGAAATTCTAAAAAGCAATCCTAACTTAAAAGTAGATAGCAACCAATTTAATCAAATATTTGAAGATACAGTAAAAGACGCATTTTCATTAAATCCTAGAACAGTAACTGGAATTAGATTAAAAGAAGTTGGAATAGCAGAAGCCAATCGCGTTACTTTTCAACAGCAATCTAAATTAGCTAAGTTTTCTATACAAGCTAGAAAAAGTTTAGATAATTTTGGAAAAGATGGCTTAATAGGAATAGGAGTACCTGAAGATATAGCTGATGGATTTAAGTTAGGAACTTTTGCAGTACCATTTGCTATGACACCAGCTAATGTTATTAATGTTGGATTTGATTATTCTGGATTAAAGACAATACTTAAAATACCACAAGGTACTATTAATGCTATAAAGAGTGCTAAAGATGGAGCGTCTAAAAATCAAATTATATTAGACTTTGCTAAAGATATAAAATTTTCTAGGGCAGCAGTAGGGGTTGGAACAGGAATAGCAATAGCCTCACTTATAAGTCCAAATGATTATATAGGTGAATATCCTACTGACCCAGATGAACAAAGGCTTATAGAGTTAGGAAGAGCTACTACAAATTCAATTAGAGTAAAAATTCCAGGAACTAATGAAGAAAAATGGGTATCATTAGATTATTTAGGACCTATTGCAGCACCACTTATTGGAATGCTAGAGTTAAAAAAGAAACCAGATTTAACAGTAGGACAAATAGCAATAGCTTATGCTGCAGGAGCTGCTGGTCAATTAACTAAATTACCCGTTATAGAAGGTATTTCAGACTTATTACAAACTGGTTCTAAAATGATTTCACAAACTATTAATCAAGAATATTCACCACAAGAATTTAGTAAAGACTTTTTTAATGGACTTACAGGATTTGTAGCAGCAAGGTCTGTACCATCTATAATAGGAGATGTTGGTGAAGCCGCTGATACAGTTAAAAGAGATGCTAAGACAGGAGTATATTCTATTGGTAATATAAACCTAGACCCATTTGTGTTAAAAATACCAGAAGTTAGAAAAGCATTACCAGAGAAACTAGATGTATTTGGACAAGAGATTAAAACTGAGGGTGTATCGCAAGTATTATTTGGTTCTAGGGTAAAGACACCTTCTGAAGATGAAGTCGTCTTAGAACTAGAAAAAATGAAGTCTGAAGGGGAAACTAAAACACCTACTGACTACATTGGAAAGAAAGCTCAACAATATTACAATATTCCAGACAATAAAATACCAAATGAAAAGAGAGAGTATGGTAATCAGGTATATGATGCATATAAAGAAGTTATTCAAAGTTCAGATTGGAATACACTAACATTACAGGATAAAATAGATGCTTTATCTGATGCTGAAGCTAGTGTTAGAAAGTTATACAAAGATATACTTGAAGAAAGATACGGTAAGATTGCAGAAGAAAAAAATAAATAGAATTTCAATTTTCAAAATGATATAATTTTAATATATGAATAACTTAAATAATCTAAATACATTAAACTATTTTTCCAAACAACCAATAGATAGTATTTATTATGCTGGGACAGGAGCTAGTTTAGACTTAAATTTTGCTAGAAATAAAAGTTTAATGGATAGAATAAGTGGTAATAATCTAGTTACATTTACTAGAGCTTCTAGCGGAACTTTTGTTAACTCAAATGGTGTTTTGCAGTCTGCGCCTGTAAACTTTATCCGCAACAACACAATGCAGGGTGCGGTTGCTGGTACGCCAGGGACATTACCGACAAATTGGGTTGTTACAAGTCTTGGGACACTGAGTCAGCAAATCGTAGGGGTTGGGACCATCTCCGGAGTCAACTATATTGATTGGCGTATTTCAGGAACTAGCAGTACGTCAAGTGTCACACTTGCATTTGAGCCTACCACACAAATCCCGGCACTTTCAGGGCAGGCGTGGACTCATTCTTGTTTTATTGCAAGAGTTGCGGGTTCTACCACAAATATTGCGTACGGTGGACTAGGAATTTATGAGCGTACATCTGCTGGGGGTTTTGTTGCCGCAAATAACGCTCCTATCAATAGTTCTAATATTACGACGTTTGCCCGACAGATTTATTCTGCAACACTGTCTGGAGGTGCTACAGTTGCTAACGTACAGCCGCTTATTGTTTTATCAATAACTTCTGGTGCAGCCATTGATATCACCCTCCGCATTGGACTACCCCAATTAGAACTGGGCAGTTCCGCAACTGAAATTATTCGCACTACAGGTACTATCAACTCCGCCCCCCGCTTTGACCACAACCCGCTGACGGGCGAAAGCCTGGGGCTGCTGGTGGAGGAAAGCAGGACGAA